GCAGGATCCCGATGATCTGCTCTTCCGTGAACCGTGAACGTTTCATCTGTCCGTCCCTTTCGTCGGGCGGACTCTACTCATCCGTGGAGGAGTTTCAGGGGGTCACGTCATGAGCGTTGCCAGCAGGCCGCCGAAGACATGTGCCGCGTCGGTGCCGATGTGCCGGCGGACTTCCTCGAACACGATCCTGTCGATTGGTCCGGCCAGGTCGCGCATCTCACGCAGCCAGCCGTGGAAGCGGAGGTAGCGCATCCCGCCGCCCTCGAAGCGGCTGGGCTTGAACGTCATCGTGCCGGAGGTGATGTGGTCATCGCGGGTGCGCAGTGCCCAGCCGGTTGCGGTGCCGAGGTCGAGAGCGAGCACGGCGGGCGTGCCCACTTGGACGGGCGGCGGTACGGGGAGGGTGAGCACGGAGCTTGCAAGGGTCGCAGGTGCGATCAGAGTCGCGGGAGCCATGGTGATCTCCTGAGAGGGGAAACAGCGTGGTCAGGGCGACGACGGCGCAGGTCTTGGCGGAGCTCGTCGTCGTCGTCCGCCTGGTGCGGTAGGGGCTGATCGGGTGGTCCGATCGATGGCGGGTGCCATGTCCCGCCGTTCGCCTGTCCCAACCCGTCCCAACCTCGCGTCCGTTGGGACAGCGAAAATCGCTGCGGTTTCAGTAGTTTATGGATTTCTGTCCCAACGTCCCAACCTTGAGGGGCATCCCATAACCCATATAGGGAGAGTGTATTTCCCCCAGACCCATCCCTCTCACATTGCGGTTTCAGACCCGTTGGGACAGTTGGGACGTTGGGACAGACGGCGATAAGCCGCTGATCCTGCGATGGAAAATCATGTCCCAACCTTTCAGGTGAGGTTGGGACAGAAGCCCAAGGTTGGGACAACTCCGTGAGCGCCTTCATCACGATGCCACCGGGTGCCCGGGCGCGCGGTAGCGCCACTCGCGAGGGATGCCATCCTTCTCCGAGCCGTTGGTCCGGTAGCGCTGCCAATGCTTGGACTTCAACACGGCCGCGACACGCATCTGCTCGCTGCGGCCCCACTTGGCTGCCTCAAGCCCAATGGCCTGTCCCAGGATTTCTTCGACCGATACGTCGATCAACGGCGTCGGGCGGCGCACAAATTCATCGCGCCAGGCATCGTAGGAGCCCATGCCCACGTTGACCTGGCGTTTCTCGCTGACCAGCCAGCGGTCGATCAGCACATTCCAGGAGTCCGGCTGAACCCGTGCCTCCTGGGCAATGTCTGCCAAGACGGCAAGCTCCTTGTCCTCCATCCACCAGGCTGACCCGGCGTTGAACCGCACAACCGCCTCAGCCCAAAGTTGATCGCGGTCGCGTCGCAGGGCGCCGAGGTCGATGTCGCCGCAGCGCACCGGCCAGAACCGCCGGTTGCCGGTCTCATCGCGCAAGTAGGTGTCGGGGTTCACCGTGCCCGCGAAGACGCATTGCCGTGGCACCGTGACCACGTAGCGCTCATAGGGCGGCCGATACCGGTCGGTGGTGCGGGTCAGAAATGCCTTGATGCGCGAGACGTCGGTGCGCCCAATGGCGTCCAGTTCCGCCATCTCGATGATCCACACGCCGCGCATCTGCTGGGCCGCGTCCTTGGAGCCCAGCTCGGCGAGCTCGTCGGTGAACCATTCGTCGGAGGCGAGTGCCTTGAGCGCGGTGGATTTTCGGATGCCCTGCGGCCCTTCCAGGATCAGCATGTGGTCGGCCTTACAGCCGGGGCGCATGATCCGGGCCACTGCCGAAATCATCCACATGGCACCCATGCCGCGGTGCAACCGGGTGTCCTCCGCCCCGAGATAGATGACGGGCCAAGCATCGAGCCGCGGTGTGCCGTCCCAAGCGAGGCCAGCGAGGTAGTCGCGGACCGGGTGGACTCGAATGTTGCGCGCGACGGCGACGACGCTGCGCCCTACCACGGTGGGCGGGACGTTGATCTCGTGGCGCTGCAGCCATTCGGCACAGCGGACATCGTCGGCTTCGCCCCACGGTCGGGGATGGACGATATCCGTGGCATCCCATGGCAGGGCCCGGCTGACCACGATCTCCTGGGCGAACTCGTCGAGCACCAGCGCGCCGGTAAAGACCGGGTCGAAGGACAGCGCCGTGATGACGTTCGCTTCGTTGCGTTCGGGGGTGCCGTTGACATCGAGACGAAGCAGGGAGGACCAGCGCGGCCGGACCGGTGCTTGGTGCACGTCCCCTGTCGCGTTGAGCCGGCGCCGCAGCTCTGCCACCTGCTTCTCCAGGATCGCGACCGGCATGCCCGTGGCGGTCTTGATGGCGGCGAGCACCTGCCGCTCGGCGAGTGGTTCGAGGCGCTGGGTCACCAACTGGCCGAGCAGCCTGGACAATGGGCCCATCTCAGGCGGCTTGGTCAGCGCGCCGGCGGCGGCCAGAACGTCTTCTACCGCGCCCCCCAGTCTTGGGGAGCCGCCGGCATCGTCGGACTGCGGCACGGTGCTGGCGGCCGCGCTGGCGGCGTCGTAGTCGGCGGCGCAGGCGCCGTGCTGCAGATCATCGTTGAAGTCGTCGCCGTGCAGCGGGCTGCGGATGCTGGACGGGATGTTGGCGAGGTTGAGCTGGTCGGCCAGCGTGGCGGCGGCCTGCATGCCGGCGAGGCCGGCGTCGGCAAAGATGGTGACATGGGTGGTGCCGGCCGGCCATTGCCAGCGCCGCAGGCCATCCGCCGCCAGCGCCGCCATGGTCGGCACCCCGAAGATGAGCTGTGCCGACAGGGCGGTCTCGATCCCCTCGGCGACGCCGATCCTGCCATCCTCGGCATGAGGCGCCAGCCGTACAGCGCCGCCTGCCACGGGACCCAGCATCTTCTTGCCGGGGGGTGCCTTGGCCGAGCCGTCATCGAGCAGGAACGTGCGGTGGATCCCGCCGGTCGCAACCCCGGCGCCGTCCCGCACCAAGGCCACCATGCCGCACCACCCGCGCTTGGTGTCGAAGTCCGCCAGGTCCGGATGGAACAGCAGGTCGGGACTGTCCGGGACGTCCAGGCCGCGGCTGCGCAGGTAGGTTTCGGCGGGTGTGCCGCGGAGAGGCTGGCACTCTTCCAGGATGCGGGTGATTTCTCGGCTATGGTCTGTTCGCGGTGCGGGGGTGCGGCCGCGCGATGCCGGCAGGTCCATGCGGGCGAGACGGGCCGCCTCAGCGAAGAGCCGGGCGTCTTTGAGCCCGGTGCCGTGGTGCACCATGTCGATCGGCCCGGCATTCTCGCCGGTGGCGTGATCAAAGCCCCACCCGGCGAAGCGCCCCTCGAGGTGAATGACGCAGGAGCCTTCGCCACGGGGTGCCCGGCCCGACAGATCGGCGCAGCGCAGCGTTTTGCCATCGGCGGATTTGCGCGCGGCGGGGAACAGGCCGGGCAGCCAGTCCCGGGCGGTCTCGGCTAGCCGGCGCCGGACCTCATCGAGATCCCAGCGGGCCGGCGCCGCCTCAGGCTCATTGAGGTCGAGGGCGGCCATCGTGGGGGTGTCCATGCTCATGCCAGGATCACCAGTCCCTGCTCGGCACGGGTGATCACGGTGTAGAGCCACCGACGCCGGTCATCTTCGGACCGACCGAGACCATCATCCCAGACGACGACGTTCTCCCACTGTGAGCCCTGGCTCTTGTGCCCCGTGATCGCCCAACCGAACGTCGCCTCGGTGAGCATGCGCTTGCTCTTCCAGTCGCGGTCGTGCCGGTGCTTGTCGAAGGCGAGATGGTCCTCGAAGTGCCCCTTGTAGATGCGCAGCCGGCCGCGGCTGCCGTCCTCCTGCGCCGGACCGACCCGGTTGCCGTCCTCGTCGGTGACCGCGGCGGAGAAGTAGAGGCTGTTCTCGTCCACCACGTCCTCCAGCGTGATGAACATGCCGTTGATCAGGCCGAGATCGTTCTGGTTCTTCAGGCAGATGATCTTCTCAGCGGGCCCGCTCGGCAGCACGCTACCCGACAGCCCGGCTGCGTGACGCATGCCATTGTTCAGCTGAAGCCGGGTCGCATTGAGCCCGCAGATGACCTGGCCGCCGCGCAGCGCCTGTTCCGGCGTCACGTCCATCTTGCGCAACTTCCAGACATGCGCGTCGTACTGGCCGAACCCGATCGCCTGGCCCTGGCGGGCCATGGTTGCTAGCCGGATGATGGCGCTTTCGGCGGCCTGACGATGGATCTCGGTGAGCATGATGTCGGGCGGCTCGTTGGTGAAGGCGCCGGCCCCCTCGATCGGCGGCAGCTGCCCGGGGTCGCCCAGCACCAGGATCGGCTTCTCGAAACTCATGAGGTCGCGCGCCATGTCCTCGCCGACCATCGACACCTCATCGAGCACGATGAGTTCAGCATGCGCGGCATCACTCTTCGGGTTGAGGGCGAAGCGCGGGCGCTTCATCTCGGAGACCGCCTGGCGCATCGCCTCGATCGTGGCTTCGGCCGTGGTACGCTCGAAGCCGCTCAACATCCGCGCCTCCGCCTTGGCCTCGTCGATCTTCTTCTCGGCTGCCTCCACCTCCTCCTCGGTGGCCTCGATGACGCTGTAGATCAGGCTGTGGATGGTGCGCGCCGGCGTGCCTTTGCGCCGCAGCACCAGGGCGGCCTTGCCGGTGAACGTGGCGGTGACAACGCCGGGCACGCATGGGACGCCCTCGCTGGCGCTGCGATGGGGTTCAAGGCCAAGTTCCTGAAGGGCAAACTTCAGCACGGTCGACTTTCCCGTACCGGCAAAGCCGAACAGCCTGAACACCTGCTGGCTCTTGGTGCCGAACTGGAACCATTCCTTGATGGCCGCGATGGCGCGGTGCTGGGTGTCGGAAGGTGTGATGTCGGTCATGCAGCGGTCTCCCAGCATCGGGTTGCGTAGGGGCAGAAGCGGCAGAGGTGGAAGTCGGGACTGGCGGCGATGCGGGGCGGCAGTTCGCCCGCCGCTGCGGCGCGCAGAATGTCGACGGCGCGATCGGACAGGCGCTGTGCCTCGGTCGGATCGAAGGGTACCGCGATGTGGTGCAGTGCCAGGCTGTCGCGGTTGAGGGCAGTGAACAGCGCCACCTCGAGGTCGAGGTAGGCCATGTAGAGCTGCACCTGGGCGAAGTAGACCGGCTTGGACTGGCGCAGCCCGCGTTTGACCAGGTCGTTCCAGGACCTCGCACCCAGTGCCTTGTGCTCGAACAGCGCAGGCCAGCGGACGCCGACGTCGGGCCCGGCGACGATGACGCCGTCGGCGTGGCCCCGCAGCCGGCCATTGGCGACACTAAAGCCGAACTGCCGTCCATCGGCGCCGCGGTCGCGGAGGTCGAAGCCGGCGGCCTGCAGCCAGCGGATCGTCATCGCCTCGAACTGGTGGCCAGCCTCGAAGATGCGCAGGATGCCGCCGCCGTCGAACTCGCCATCGGGGTCCTTCGGCGTGTGGGTGACCTCGAAGACGAGCTTGCGCGTGCATTCTTCGCCGACGCGGCTGCCGCCGAGATAGTCGCGCGGCACCTGGCGGCGGTTCTCTGCGACGAGAGCCGCATCGATGTGCGCGTTGACACGGGCGGTGGTGTCGCCGGTGGTGGTGGTCGTGCCGGACCTGCCGTAGACCAAGCCGGACTGATGGTTGAGATCGATCAGCACCATATCGTTCCTAGAACGGGATTGCGTCGTCGATGGGATCGCGTGCGGCGGCCTGGCGCTGCATCGAGTCCTGGAAGCCGTCGACGCAGGCCTCGATGATTCGGTCGATCTCCGCAGGGGTACGATCGTGGAACGGACCCAGCAGCCCCATCTCGGTCAGCACTTCGGCGAAGAACCGGCGCGCGTCCTTGACCGCCTGCGTCTCCATGCGGCTTTTGTCGATCACGCCGTCCTGCCTCCGGACCCGCGGGCCGCCGGCGGCCAGGCACCGCACCGAGCAGAACCCGACGCTGTTGCCGGCCGACCAGGCGCCGTCGCGCATGAGCCCGAAGCCGCGGGCCTCGCGGCTGCAGAGCGCACAGAGCAGGCGGACTGCATTCGGCAGCCGCGGGGGACTGGGGCGGGCCGGCGGCAGCGGGCGCGCCTTGCGCCCGGGCCTGCCACCTCCCTGCCATCGGTTGCGCGCCACCACATGACCCGCCTCAGGTGTTCAACCAGGAGGGACCGGACGTCGCGGGCGCCGGGGAGGATGCTGGCGGCGATGCCGGGGGGGCGGCGGGACGCTGCCAGGACGGGGTCGGCGTGGCCGCCGGTGCTGCGGCGGGTGCCGCCCATGCCGCCACCGCCGCCGTGCTGGCGTTCGCCTGCGCCGCCCGCGGCGTGCGCGGCTGGCTGGGGATGGCGGCGACCACCTCGCCGGCCATGATGCGCCGGTAGTCCGGCTCGTTGGGCAGCACCACGCGGTCCAGGCGGTTGCTGTCGCTGTAGCGCGGGTCGCTCGACGGCTCGACCTTGATCTTGGCCGCGAAGGTGATGCCGTCGAGATCGGCCAGCCCGCGCAGCACCCGCTTGGCGCGTGCCGCCTCGCTCATGTCCTGCGGGTCGAGGCCACAGGCGCTGTCGATCATCGCGCGGAAGATGCCCTTGCTGATCTTCCAGGCGATCGAGACACCGTGCTCGTCGACCTTGCCGCCGATGACGGTGAAGGTCTGCCAGAACTTCCGGCGCGCCAGCGGACCGGCGACGACGGTGAACTCGCAGTCGAGCATCAGCACATCGCTGCCCGGCGTCTTTGCCGGCTTCAGCAGGCCGCGGTCGAACTCGCCCTGACCGTCATGGCCGCCCTTGCGCAGGCGCATGGTGACGGGGGCGAAGCTGCCATCGGGGATCGGGTCGGTGCCGCGCGGAAGTTCGGCGTCGTTCATGTCGAACATGACGAAGGTCCTTCAGGTACGGGGGGAGGGGGTGGTGTTGATCTTGCGGAGCAGCGCGGCGATGTCGGGCGGCTCGGTCTCGTCGAGGCGGCCGGAGCGGTCCTTGGCGGGCAAGGCGAAGCTGTTACCGGCACGGCAGACCAGGCGACGCTCGGTTCCCTTGTCGGGGTCATGACGCCAGACCTCGCCATCTCGGCTGAACAAGCCCATCGAGATCACCTGGTCGACGATGCCCGGCAGTTCCCGGCCGGCCTTGCCGCCCTCCATCTGAGGCTGCCAGGTGACGCGGCCGAACTCATCGGTCACCTTCTCCAGGATGCCGACCATGATCGTGGTCTTGCCCGGCGCGTGTTGCAGGTGCTTCAGCAAGCCGATCACCTCGCGGGCCATCAGGCCGTAGGCGCCGCGGGTGTCGGGCTTGCCGGTCTTGTCGCTGAATGCCTCCGGCCTGGTCTTGGCCCAGGCCATGGCCTGGCGGGTGAGGTCGGTGATGCTGTCCAGGAACACGAGCGACTTGCCGGCGATCAGCTGCACCAGGTCGGGGTGCTGCTGGGCGAGGTGCTGGTAATGGGCCTGGGAGAAGACCGTGCCGTCGGCGGCGGCCGGGTTCACGCCGCCAACGAGGCATGCGATGTCGATGGCATCCTCGAAGCAGCGCACCGGGATACTGTCGCCCCGCCAGTCCTGCACCGACTTGAGGCCAGCCTCGAGATCGATGCACAGCGTCTCGCGCTCCGGCAGCTTCTTGAGCTGGCTGGTCTTTCCAACGCCGGAGGGGCCGAACAACGCGATGGTGGTCTTGTTGGCCGCGGACGACAGCCGCTCGTCGGCGGTCACGATGCGCAGCGCCATCACACACCCCCTTCCGCGCCGGCGAGCGTCAGCTTGAAGGTGGCCTTGCCGGTGCGGACGGTGCGCGCCGCGGTGAACGCCGTGCGGATGTGCTCGGGCCAGGCGGTATAGGCGCGCTCCGGGACCTTGTAGGTCACCTCGACATACTCAGCCGGGTTGTCGCCGGCGGCGCGGATACGCTCGACCACCGCGGCGAGCCGGTCCTGGTCCCATTCCACGCGCTTGGGCAAGTCGGCCACGATGCTGACGTCGCCATCGGTGAAGCGGACGGAGCCGGTGTCCTTGCGCTGTTCGGCGCGCAGGGCCACGGCGCGCTGGCCATAGCGGGCGGCGATGACAGCCTCGATCCAGTCGCGGTTGCGCTTGGCCTCATCCAGCGCACTGGCGGCGTCCTCCTGCAGCAGGGCCAGGTGTTCGGCCGGCAAGGCGAGAACCTCGTCGACCGGCAAGCGCAGCATGTCGTCCAGGTGCGGTCGGTTCGGGCGGGCATGGTTCATCACGCGACCTCCAAGGTGCTGTGGGGGATGGCTGGGGTGATCGCGCCGGCCGTGCCGAACACGACGCTGGCGAAGCGGGCGCGGACCGGCCGCGGCCGGGGGCGGACGATCAGCAGGTAGGAGTAGTCGGCCTCGCCATGCCGGCGCTGGACCAGATGCGCCTTGCCCTGCTCGGCCAGCCGGAAGGCACGTGCAGCGACGCGGCCCAGCAGGCGCCGATCATCCGGCTCCAGCTTGGACCCGGTCGGGTTGGCGTCGATGGCGAGGAGGCCGCGCCAATACTCGATGCGGTCGCCCGCGGCGGCGGCACTGAACCACGCCGTCAAGGCGGCTTCGTCCAGGAGGGCGGATGAGCGAGGGGGAACTGCGGGCACAGTGCGGCGACCGCGCCCGATGGTGGCGACATGCATTGTGTCGTTCCTTCGTGATGGATTTCGTCTGCCGGTTACCTACGAAGCGACCCCGGATTTTCTGTCATGGGGTCACGGAGAGACCGGCGAGGCGCAGCTGCATGCGGAGTTCCCGCAGCTGCCGGTAGAAGGTGCAGAGTGGTTGATCGCTGGCGCGATGCGCCTCCGCCGCCGACCCGCACTCCGCGATCAGAGTGACAATCCGGAGGTGCGAGGGGGAAAGCTCTGCAAGGGCACTGGCCAGGGCGATCCGCTGCAGGAGCCGCTCCTCCGGATCTTCCGGCGCGGCGATATCGTCGAGGGGCGGGGGCGCCAGATCGGACAGCATCCGGGTCCGCACCGCGCGAGCGTGGTCGACCACCGCGGCCTTCGTCACGATTTTCAGGAAAGTAGATTGCGCACCGCGCTGCGCGTCGTATCCGTGCGCCCGCGCCAGCACCGCCAGCAGGATGTCCTGACGGAGGTCGTCCTGGGCTGCTTGCGGCAACCGGCGGCGGCGGCAGGCCTTGCGTGCGGCATATGCTGCGCCGGACCAAGCTCGCGCGATAAGACGTTGATCCCATTTTGCGGCTGGCGGAGCCGCTGCTTCGTGTTGCTGTTCCATGGTGTGGCTGGTCGCCTCGTCAGGGGTGCTGATGAAGCGAACCGGAACACACGGCCGAGCCGAGAGGGGAGGAACAATGGTGCCGAATGGTGATGAAATGGGGGTACGGAATTCGGAACCATTGTTCTGCCAATGGCTTGCGCAATGCGCGCCCGCAATTATGATGCAACTATGCACCTAAATTGAATTCGTCACCCCCTCCCGCAATTCGATCTGGACTCATCCTGGGGAGAGAACATAAAGTGAACATACGCGTTGCCTCAGCGCGCAACACCTAGGACCGAGGTCCCCATGCCCATTCAGGTCACCTATTCGCACCAACCTGACACAGGCCTTCCCAAGGCCATGTCGCCGCGGGCCATCCGCGCGGTCGCCGCCCAGGTGCGTGCGCAGCTCCCTGGGATCGCCTCCGACCAGCTGGCACTGAACGCGTCAGATCTAGCGGGCGCCGTAGGGCGCATCGAGGCCAACCATCGCAGCGTCTCGGTGGTCTGGAGCCTCGCCTCAGAGCTCTATGACGATGTGGGGATCCCAGCCTTTGGCGTGTGCCACTCCGACCCGGACGAGCCCGGCGTGGTTCGAGTCGTGATCAATCGAATGATGACCGCCGATCGGCCGGACCTAGCCGCCAGCACTGCGGCACACGAGCTGGGCCATGTCGTGTTCGACGTGCCAGCGATGATCGGACAGCCCGGCCGTTGCTACCGCAGTGCCACGACGGCTGCCGAACTGGACCGCGGCACGCAGGCGCTGGAGCGCCGCGCCAACGAGTTCATGGGGGCGCTGCTCACGCCGCCCGTTCGTCTCCACACCCGCCTGCTAGCCCATGCCCGCAGCGAGGGCCTGAAGCTGACCCGGGCAATCAATGCAGGTCGACCCGCGAGCCCGGTGCTCTCGCGCGACAATCCGCCCGACGCCATCGCGGGCGTGATTGCCGCACTCGCTGGCGACTTCGGGGTGTCGGATCGCTTCATCGCCGTGCGGCTGGAGATGTACGGCTTGATCGCAGGAGGCCGGGCATGAGCTTCGGCAGTGTCATCCGTAGCAAGCGTCATGCGTTGGGCATCGGCCTCAATGAGTTCGCCGAGCGGATCGACATCTCCGCCGCCTACTGGTCCCGCGTCGAGCGCGACCAGGAGAAGCCACCCAGCGACGCGGTGATCGAGAAGGCGGCCGCGGTGCTGGGTGTGCCGCTGGACGACCTGTTCGTCGAGGCGAACCGCCTGCCGCCCGACATGAAGCGTGACATCCCACGGGTCGTCATCGCCTATCGGCGGATGCGCACCGCTGGCTTCCGGTGAAAGAGGGCATCCGTGCCATGGCTAATCCCCGCAAACCCTTCTATCGCCTCGATGAGATCTGCGCCCGCTGGCAGATGTCCGAGTCCGACATCGCCTCCTATGCCGTGACCGGCGAGCTCACCATCGGTGTCGTCCTGGCCGGCTTGCGACTCGAGTACGGCGCCTACGAGCAGCGTTCCGGCGTCGGCTGTGTCCGTGTCCCCCTAGGCGTCCGCCAGCACACAGGCCCGATTGATCTCCTTCCCTCAGATGCATGGCACGTGATCGAAGAGGGCCAGCGGAAGGTCAGCCGTTTCCGTGCTGACCCCGACCACTACCTGGAACTCGCCGGCGAACGGGGTTCCGACGCAGCCTTCCTGGTGCGGCGGACATCGCTGGCCCTGACCCACGCTGAGGTTGTGCGTTTCGAGGAAGCCAACGGCATTGCTCCTCTCCTCGCCGTGCCGTCCGATGGCATGCCGCGCCGTGGCGCGCCGCCGCAGTTCGATTGGGATGATTTCTGGGTCGAGGTCTGTCACACCGTCTACGTCGATGGCGTGCCTGAGTCCCAGGGTGCCCTGGTGCGTCGCATGGACCAGTGGTTCGCCGAGCGCGTGGCCAAGCCGCCGGCCACCAGCACGCTCAAGAAGAAGCTGATCCCGCTATGGCGCCGCATCAGCCTCGAGGCGTTGGGCAGTTCAGCCTAACCACCCGTACACGACACACTCTGTAGCTTGGAGGCCGACATGGCCGTTGCAGAACGCATCATCTTCCAGCCGTATGTCCAGGGCCGTCGTGGCGGCTTGAAGCCGGGCCAGCCAGTCGCCTGCCGCAACTCCGCCGATGCCGAGCGCCGTGCGGAGAAGGCATTGGCGAGTGGCATGGCCGTGGGCGCCCACGTGGTGCGCGTCATGGCCGACGAGGATGCCGGGGATTACGGCGAGCCGGAGTTCCTGGGCGTCTTCGGCCAGGTGCCGGAAGCGGCCTGATCGAGCCTGCCGCCGTGTGCCATCGCGGCACGGTGACGTGCCGCACCTTCAAGAATTCGCTGGCGATCGCTATCTAGCGTGCGGTTGCCACTTGGACCGGCACCGGCGGTGTGAACGAAGGAACGACCAGCGTTGAACAACAGGAAAGACTACCGGCAGCGGCCTTCCCGCGGTTGGAACGACGATGACGGTGGTGGGTACGGTAATGCCGGCAGCCGGCCGTCCTTTCCGTCGTTCTCCACAGGCGCTTCCGCGCCAGAGGAAGCAGCGACGGTGAAATGGTACAACTCCGAGAAGGGCTTCGGCTTTGTGGCCCTGGCGGATGGTCGGGGTGATGCGTTCCTGCACATGAGCGCGCTCCGCGCCAGCGGGCTCCAGTCCGTGCAGGAAGGTGCGGCCCTTCAGGTCCGCGTCAGTCAGGGCCAGAAGGGATTGCAGGTCGACCAGGTCGTCTCCGTCAGCGAGGGAAGCGGCATGGCGTCGCCACCGCGCCGGCCACAGGCCCCCCGGCTCGACCGGAACGACCGCCCGCGTCGCGAGGTGAACTTGGGCGACGCAACCGAGGTCGTCGGTATTGTGAAGTGGTACAATGCCCAGAAGGGCTTCGGCTTCGTCACGCCGGAGACGGGTGGCAAGGACGTGTTCGTCCATGCGACCGCCCTGGAGCGAGCTGGGCTTTCCATGCTGAGCGAGGGTCTGTCGGTGCGAATGGCCGTCGTCGCCGGCGCGAAAGGGCCTGAGGCAGCTTCGATCAACCTGGCGTAGATCATCATCCTGCGGCGCCACCCCGTGACAGGAAATCGCGGGGTGCTCCGTAGGTAAGGGGCAGGACAATCCATGTTGGATCGCAATGCCCCCTTCTCCCCACCGTCCCAATCCGCACCTCCCTGAACACCTCCAAGAGATCTGCACCATCCTGGCCGCCGGGCTGCTGCGGCTGCGCAGCCGCACGGCCGAGGAAAACGCGCGTGTCGCCGCGGAGACCGGGGACCCCGGAGAGTTTCGCCTACACTACCTGCCCCACCAGCGCGGTCATGCAACCCGGATCAACCGGAGAGACGCATGACCAGACGGACCAAACCCAAGGGCGATGGGGCCACCGCCGCGCCCACCATCATCCCCGCCATTCCGCCAGCCGACGTGCTGCGGCGTCTGGCGGCTCTGAAGACCGCACCTGCCACGGAGCTGCAGGCGCAGTGGCGAGAGCTGTTCGGGAAGGAGGCGCCGCCGCACAACCGGGCCTTCTTGCAGAGCCGCCTTGCCTATCGGATTCAGGAGCTGGCCTACGGCGGCATGAAGCCCGAAACACTGCGGCGCCTTCAGGCATTGGGCGAGCGGTTTGACGGCGGCAACCCGACGAAGCGGCGCGTTCGAGCCGAAGAGAGGCCGGTCTCTGGCACGCAACTGGTCCGGAATTACCGCGGTGTCGACCACACGGTCACAGTGCTTATCGACAGCTACACTTGGGAAGGGCGGCCCTACAAATCGCTGTCCGCGATTGCCAAAGCCATCACCGGCACGCACTGGAATGGCCGGATGTTCTTTGGCCTCGATCGGCAGGGAGGTCGCACATGAGCCGCCGACCGACCGCTGCTTCCCTACCCGATGTGCCGGTGAAGCTGCGCAAGCTCCGCTGTGCCGTCTACACCCGCAAGTCCACCGATGAGGGGCTGGAGAAGGAATTCAACTCCCTTGATGCCCAGCGAGAGTCCTGCGAGGCATACATCGCCTCGCAGCGATCGGAAGGCTGGGTGCTGGTCCCTGATCGCTACGACGATGGCGGCGTATCAGGCGGGACCCTCGATCGCCCTGCCCTGAAGCGGCTTCTGGGCGACATCGAGACAGGTCTGGTCGATGTGGTGGTTGTCTACAAGATCGACCGGCTGTCTCGGTCGTTGATGGACTTCGCGAAACTGGTCCAGGCCTTCGATGAGCACCAGGTCACCTTCGTGTCGGTGACGCAGTCCTTCAACACAACGACCAGCATGGGCAGGTTGACCCTGAACATCCTGCTCAGCTTCGCCCAGTACGAGAGAGAGATTATCGGCGAGAGGGTCCGCGACAAGATCGCCGCCTCGAAGGCGCGAGGCATGTGGATGGGTGGGCCTGTCCCGCTCGGCTACGAGGTCCGTGCTCGCAAGCTGGTGGTGAACGAGGCCGAAGCCGCGGCAGTCCGCCGCGTGTTCGAGGGGTTCGTCGCCATGGGGTCGAGCACGAAACTGGCGCAGGCGCTGCGGGCCGAGGGCGTAAGGACAAAGTCCGGACGCCTGATCGACAAGGTTGGGATCTACAAGACGCTGAACCTCCGCACATACCTCGGGCAGGTGGCCTACAAAGGCAACATCTATCCTGGTGAGCACCAGGCAATCGTGACACAGGACCTATGGGATCGCGCGCACGCCATCCTCCAAATCAACCCACGGGCCAGGAGCAACCAGGTCCGCCGGCAGGAACCCGCGCTGCTGCGTGGGCTGATCTTCGGCCCCGATGGACGAGCGCTTTCACCAACCCATACCCGTCGCAATGGCAAGCGCTACACCTACTATGTGAGCCAAGCCGTGCTGAAGGGCACCGATGACAATTGCGAGGTGCGGCGCGTCTCCGCCGGCGAAATCGAGGCCGCGGTCATGGATCAGATCCGTGCGCTGCTCCGACAACCCGAGGTCGTCGTCGGCACGTGGCGCGCTGCTCGATCGGACGCGCCCGACCTCACCGAGGCCGAAACCCGTGAGGTGTTAGAGAACTTTGATCCCCTCTGGGAGGAGCTGTTCCCCGCTGAGCAGGCGCGAATCATCCGAAGCCTTGTGGAACGCATCGACGTCAGCCTCGCCGGTGCGGACATCCGGCTGCGGCTGGATGGGCTTGCTGGCTTGGTGCGTGATCTCCGGGCGCCGCCCGCGCGCGAGGCCGCTTGATGTCGGCCAGCATCACGGTCAGGGTACCGGTCACCATTCGCAGACGCGGTCAGCGAAAGCTGGTCGTGCCTGATGTTGCGCCGTGGAGCCCGCCCAAGACACGGGTCGACAACACTTTGGTCAAGGCGGTGGCACGAGCGCACAGGTGGAAGCGGATGCTCGACGAGGGCCGCTATGCGACGGTCACTGAACTGGCGGCCGGGGAGAAGCTGGACCGGGGCTATCTCGGACGCATCCTCATGCTGACCTTACTGGCGCCGGATATCGTCGAAGCGATCCTGGACGGGCGGCAGCCCCCCGATCTTGGGGTCCACGTGCTGCGGCAAGGATTTCCGGTGGAGTGGGGCGAGCAGAGGGGGCTCCTCGCCATTGCACTTGGCACAACGACATCGGCCCAATTCGCCACGGTCAGTACTACGTGAACGGCACCCCGATCAAAGCACCCCACTCTAATCTGGGGCCGTCCAACGCGGGACGTCGCCGCAGGAGCGTGGTCGGTTTGAGCCCATCTCAGGGCAGCTTCAGGCGGGTGACCCGCGACCGACCAGGAAGAAGCCTGGACGTGCGATTGCACGCCGTCAACCCTCAAAGCGCTCGCATGCATGCAGGTAAGCTCGATCCAATCCACTTTGTCCAAAGTCCTGAATTGGTGGGGAACGCTTCATTTCGGCCAAGTTAGATGCCACCCACAGGTTAATTTCTTTTTCGCCATTGGTCAGGTGACCCAACCTGCGCTCAAGAAGTTCACTCAATGTTACGAGCGTTCGGCATAGCTCATAATGGCGCTTGGCATGAAGAATAGGACCTCCATTGCGGTAGTCTTGTATTGTATATTCATTGCACCGCAGCATCAAGGCCAGATCCTCGTCGTTTATCCCTAATTTGCCAGATGCTTCAATGACCTCATCGGAATTTGTGAATTCTTTAATAGGCCATGGCTTCGGTGTGAACTGATTTTCGACCGATTCCTCGGTTTTCTCAGAATTGTCTGCCGTAGCCGCTGGGTCGACTGAGTATTCATCGGGAGAGGTAGCAACGCTACCATCGCGCGGCGGGTGTTCAGGTCGAGTTTTGGCAAATAACTTCTGGATTCCGAAGTAGCCGATCACGGCTACACCTACGACAGCAGCAACACCGACAATTGGAAGCATGGTTGTTACACCTGAAATCAGTCCATCGTTCTATGGCGTTATCGCAGCGTCGCCAAGCTGTCGCGAGCGTTCGGCTACGGCTGAATGGGCTGGTCGGCTCGGCGCGCGATCGCACGTCCCCCTGTGCGAGGCCGCCGGATGTCGGAGAGCATCACGATCCGGGTGCCGGTCACCATCCGTAAGCGCGGCGGGCGGCGGCTGGTTGTGGCGCCCGACGGCGGGCCTTGGCCGGCGCCGCGGGCCAGGGTCGTCAGCACGCTGGTCAAGGCGTTGGCGCGGGCGCACCGGTGGAAGCGGATGCTCGACGAGGGCCGCTATGCGACGGTCACCGAATTGGCGGCGGGGGAGAAGTTGGATCGGGGCTACCTGGGGAAGATCCTGATGCTGACGCTGCTGGCGCCGGATATCGTCGAGGCAATCCTGGACGGGCGGCAACCTCCTGACCTTGGAGTGCACGTGCTGCGACAGGGGTTTCCGGTGGAGTGGGGCGATCAGCGGATGACATTCGCGGCCTGATCGTTCGGGTTGGACGGCCCTAATTCGCAGACAGATCCCACGCACCTCGTGCACGAACGTATTCCACTCTTGCCGGGTCCGGCGCATCAATGCAGATTGATATCAGGGTGTGGTGCGTGCGATCCATTCGCACCCAGACATGTCGGAGGTCCAGCAGAAGTCGTCGCTTACGACTACGAGTGAACAGGTGCGAGACGAAATCCTGGTCGGTGGGCAGCGCGTGTATACGCCCCAAGCGACGAGATCTGGTCACTTAACCGGCTGCGTAGCGGTCAGGAGATCAGGAGATCATTCTACTGAATGGAGAGGAGGCTCTCCGCGACGTACGGGGCGTCAGAATAAAGGGTGAACGTCAGTGAAGGCCTTAAATTTCGAACATCACCTCATTGACTCCCATGCCCGCTTCTCACGATCGTTGAGCACTGTCCGATCTGACGACCTGAAATCTGAGGCAGCTGCGGTCGGTGGCTGACGGGATCCTTGACCGCGAGGACTCCTGGATCTGCGATCCCCCGCGCTATGCGGTCGCCCCAACACCGGTCCGCTGCGTCAATCCGATGACGCTTCGTTCCACCGTGGGCGTCATCCGCCGTTCCGAGGCGGTCGAGGTGAAATACCAGTCCCTGTCCAGCCTAGACCTCCGCAGGCGCTGGATCGCTCCCCATGCCATCGAGTCCGATGGGTTCCGCTGGGACACTCGGGACTTCTGCCTGACCGATCACTGCTTCAAAGATTTTTTGCTCTCGCGGATCCTCGAGACCCGGGGATCGCGCGACAGCGAAATGTCGCCCGGCGAAGATCGCGACTGGGGTTCCCAAGTCACTCTGGAAATTGGACTCCACCCCGATCTCTGCGAAACGCAGGCGAATGTGATCGCACTCGATTACGGCATGCGAGGTGGAAGGGCGAAGATCAATGTGCAGCGAGCTCTGCTTTACTACGCGATACGGCGGCTTGGGCTCGACGCCGACCCACCCGCGAGAAACCCGAAGGATCAGCAGATCGAGATCTTGAACCGTAACGAATTTCATCTGGAACACGGGAGTCCGGCACAATGAATGATCCGGCACTCCAGCCTTACAAGATGTCTTTCGTCGTTGGCGGACTGTTTCTCAACGAAAGCATCGAGGTTGCCCGAATGCACGCGCCATTTGAGACTTGGGACGCTACGTTGCGGCGCGCCTTGGCGGAAGGAGTCACTTCTCTTCCCAAGTCGGCATCGCGCCGCCGGACGCTTCGTGAGATCGTGAATCGGATCTCGACCTTGGACGCTGAAGAACTCGACTACCTGGTCGAGGGAGCTGACCGCCAGGACCAACAGGCTCTTTTGTGGCTCGCGACATGCAGAGCGTATCGATTTGTCCGCGAGTTCGCGACCGAAGTCATTCACGAGCGATTTCTTTCGTTTCAGCTCGAACTGCCACTGGAAAGCTTTGACATCCTGTTTGCCGCCAAAGCCGAATGGGATGACGGTCTTGCCGGGATCAGTCCAATGACCCGCGCGAAGCTGCGGCAGGTGCTGTTCCGGATGATGCGCGAAGCTAGCGTGATCTCCGACGGCAACCGGATCCTATCGGCCTATCTCTCGCCCCGGCTCAAGTCGATTTTGGGAGCGAAATGCCCGCGGGACCTCTCGGTATTTCCCGGATTAAGCCGCGATGGAGGCACTTCGTGAGAAAGCCCACCAGCCGCAAAGAGCGGGCAGAGCATCTGTTCAAAGTCGTCACCAGCCAGCGGTTCCTGACCAAGCAGGGCCTTGGCAACGAGGTGCCATTCTTCATCTGCCCTTACCCGGCAGAAGAAGGACTGTCGATGGTTGAGGACCGGTTGGATCTCGTTACCCGTATAACACACGCCGGGATCGCCGTTCTCGACCTGAGCCTTTACGACCTCTCGCTCGCCATTCTCGAAGAGCGTGGCATCCTCGAGCAGATCCTCGAGATCGAGTCGGACACCGACAAAGGAGAGGTCCGCGAGCTTCTGCAGTCCGTTCTGGATCCCAAAGCCAACCTGATCCCGAAGATTGGCGACGCCATCGAAGCCACACCTCATGACGTCATCTTCCTCTCCGGCGTTGGCGAGGTCTATCCATACATCCGGTCGCACAACGTGCTGAACAATCTGCAAAGCACGGCCAAGGACAAGCCGACGGTCCTGTTCTTCCCTGGCAGCTACACGCACGCGCTCGCAACGGGGGCCTCGCTCGATCTCTTCGGGCGCCTGCACGACGACAAGTACTACCGGGCCTTCAATATTCTGAACTACGAGGTTTGATCCGATGACGATTGCGATGCGCGAAATCTTTGAGAA